TGATTCCCCTTTAAATCAACTTTACTTGCTTTTAAGCAAGTAGCGGTGATTACATGGTGAGTTAAAGCAAGAATAGCCCAAGACGAAAGGGCTCCCATTGGTTGTCCGATAGAGTATGAAACATATTGTTTGGTTTCATTATCATAGAATGAGCGGTTTTTCATGATTAACAACCATAAATTCGCCAGTTCTAGACCAAAAAGCCATTTAAGTATCAAATATTGTAAAATAATTGGTAGTCTGTCCGTCGCTGCAGTCAAGTCCTTACTAAATATATTTAGTAATAACGCATCTTCATCAATGGTCCATACTGCTAATTCTTTACTTAATTTGTAATGGTCAAATGTTCCATCACCCTCTAATTCTTTTAAGAATTCAAAGAGTGTTGAATGTAGACCCTTAAACGCCGATTGAGTGAACCAATCACAGATTGCAAAATATCTGGTTTTACCACCAACTTCAGTTTTAATTGAAAGTCGGGAATCTAAAACACGATCTATTTTACCTTCTACTAATTCAACTCCAGAAATACCTAATAATTTAATACATTTATTTAGTGATTTATTTTTAGTCAAATAAGCAAATCTTTTTAAAGATTTGATTAATCCGCTACTTTTAATTGCCAAATAATCTATTAATAGACTATCAATTGCTGGGCCATTCGGTCCGTTTTTGGTAGTTAGATGTAACTTATTACTATTTCTCTGAAGTTGTTTAATTCTTTTATGTTTCTCTCTAATAGGAAACAATTCATCCATAACTTCATTGCAAGATTCTCGTATACTACTGGCAAATTCGTTAGATAGACCTTTGGCTTTCGCCAACTCTTCTAATAGATGACCGGGAGTTTTACTATTATCCCAATTGAAGCTCTGTGGTTCGAAAGGTTTAGTTATTGTTTCTATTGAGGGAGGTTTACCTTTTACCAATGCAACCTTAAAAAGTTGTAACAAGTAAAGTGCACACCTTCTTTCATTAATATTTCCCATCAATAACGGAAGTAGCTTGTTTGTCATTAATGGCAAACCATATACATTCGTTTTGACATGGTCATTAAATGGCGGGAAAGAGTGTCCAACCGAAAATCTGCAACATTTACCATAAACTTCTTTTAAGAATTCTACAGTAAATATAGCACCTTTTCCGTTAGTATTTCTTTCCCACCATTTAATAAATTGTTTTAGAAACAATGCTGTTCTATTTTCTGATACACCATAAGTTATTCGACAGAATGTTGGAAGTCGATTTATTAATGCAGATTCTTTTTGTCGTCTGAAGATATAAACCCACTTATTGTTGGCAGAGCCAACC